GGCGTGCGAAGACGCCGCAGCTCTGATCCAGTCGATGGATGCCGAGCTTGACGCGCTAAAGGCTAAGCCAAAGCGCGCCAGCAAGCCGAAGGGCTAGCGCAGGTCGCCCTGATTGAGTGCGCCCACAGTGCCAAGTATCCCGCCGTAACGCTCAGGTTGGTAGCGGAGCTTGCGCCGCAGCATCTCGTCCTGCATCTCACGCGCAGAGAGCCGGCCCATTGCCGCCTCCTGCGCCTTGCCAGCCTTAGAGAACAGCAGGTCTGACATTTCTGCCGCCACTGGGCCACCAACACCACTCATGCGTGCGTTGAGAGCGCCTCCAGCCTGACGTATGGCCTCTCCAGTGCCGCCCGTCATGAGCTGCACGAATGACAGCGGGTCGATGCCCTGCTCTGCCATGGATTGCAGGTTCTCCGCTGTGGCACTCGTCCCGTACACTCGCTTCTGCGTTGCCGCCATGGACGCCTCGGCACTCATGTACTCGCGAAAGTCCTCGAACGCCTGCTTGCTTGGGAACGCCTTCTCCAGAGCGTCACGGCGCTTCGGAGACCCGAATAGCCGCTGCACGTAGTCCGTGCGGTCTGAGCCAGACGCGATGTTGCGTATCTTGGTAATCATGCCCGCCTTGAGCGCGTCCACCTCAGTGGCGCTCATCTTGCCCACCTTACGCGCGAAGTCTAGGGACGACATCTTCTCGAAGTCGTCGCCAATCTTAAACGCGCGCGTCATGTCGCTGTAGTCAGCGAAGCCCTTGTCTGCCGCCTTGTACGCTGGGTTCAGGTCGCCAATGAGGCTCTTGAACTCATTTCGCACGGTCAAGACATCCTTGGCCAAGTCGTTCATGCCCTCGATCTTGCTTGTGTTCGCGTTGATGACACGGTCCAAGCCCTGCGCAATCTTTTGCAGGTATAGCGTCGGAACCTGATCGCCAGAAAGCGCGTCCTCCAAGTCGGGGATGACTTCGTCGCCAAGTGTGTCGGCGCGCTGCTGTATCGCGGAGAATGCCTTCTTGAACACCTTGCGGTCTGCATACTTGCGGAATGGCGCTGAGCTCACTGGTTTGTCAGCCGCAGCATATAGCGGCCTAAACACCTCAGCCTGCTGCTCATATAGGTCGTCAAGATAGTCGGCCCCGTACAGCCCCGCCGCATCCATCTTCTCTGCCGTTACGTCCGCTATCCGACCGCCCTGCGCGACACTGCGCTCAGAGATTTCGTCCAAAATGCCCGTGCGCCGGTCGGAGCCTACAGCCTGAGAAACGTAGCCCGCAGAGCGTGTCTCCTTGCCGATATCCACAGGCATCATAGGAGCGCCCAGATCCTGCGCCCTGCGCATTCGCTCCAGAGCCGTCTGAGGCGTCAGCCCCTCATCTGCCAAAGCCTTGCCGACGCGGCGCTCAGCAATGGTCGCCGCTCGCTTCTTCCCGCCGATCCCTAATCCGTCTGCTGCTCGGCGAACTACATCGCCGCCGACCGCCCCCACGACTGGGAACGCCCCGCCAAGCGCGCCGCCCACCAGAGCCCCTGTGCCTGCGCTTTCCATTCTGTTTCCAAAGCCACCCTCGCCCGCGCCAAAGCCAGCCGCAAAGCCGCTAGCAGCGCCAGCCGCAAAGCCGCGCCCAGTAGCTCTTGCGATGCCCGCGCCCTTAGCGCCAGCCAAGCCCGCCTTGACTGCGAGACCTGCGGGGACAATCGAGCTCGCGACAGCGCCGCCCAGTTCAAGGCCCGCGCCGAGCACAGGCTTGGCCTGCTTGAACTCAGATATGTTGCCTCGGATCTCCTTGAGCAGGTCATCTCGATCTTGGCCAGTGAAGGTCGACCTGATGTAAGCCTCCGCCTCGTCCCCAAAGCCTAGAGAGATGCCTTGGGCAAGGGTCCGCACGCCGCCGCCAAGGGTGGCCTTCGGCTTCTTAGGGGGTTTGGACTGCGCCTTTGAAGCCGCTTGCAATCGATCTATCTCAGCCAGAATGGCGCGGACGTCTTCGGCGTTGCCTTGGCGGTCAGCCTCTTGCGCGTACTCGATCAGCTCTTGGATGTTCGACATTATTAGCCACCACTTCCTACTTTGGGGTATTTCTTCTTCAAGTCGGAGAGTATTCCGCTCTCAGCGGCACCCTGACCCCCTTCCAGCGCCTCTAGGGTCTTCGTGATCTTCCCATAAAGGCGGAAAATGGTTTCAGCAGTTTGCTCCGGCATATTCTCAACATCAAGCGCTCCAGTCATATTGCCCAGAACTTTCAGGTCTGCGTCCGATATGGTGCCCAGTTGTGCGCCTGCCTCGATGACCGATGCGAGGTTCTCAAACGTCATTACTGCGGCCAGCTCGTTGACTGCGGCCATGTAGTCCTTGTAGCCCTTGGACTCAATTCCGGCAAAGCGAGACAGTATAAACTTTTTGCCGTCGATGTCGCCCGACTTCAAGACTTCCTCCAGATCTTCTGGGTCAAGGCCAGTAGCCGCTCCTAGAGCTCTCCTAGCCACGTCCAGTGTCCCCTTGGCCCTTTGGATGCTTGCCTGAGTGACTTTGGCTGCCTTGGCCTCCTCTTCAACCCTCTCGCCGGCATCCTCCGTCAATTTATCTTGGCGGTCGCGCTGGCTAATTAAGGCTTCTCTTTTGGCCGTCCACGCGTCCATCTGGTCGAGCTGCGCAAAAGTACCCATCTGGGCGTCATGAGCCCTGATAACCGCGTCGATGTCTGCGGGTTCGCCCGCCTCAGCAGCGACCCCCGTCGGACCTGCAGCTACGGACGGAGAGATGCCGCCCAATAAAGCGTCAATTCGAGCCTGCCTCGCACGCTCCGCCTGAGCCGCGCTCAGAGCCGCCTTCCGCTTGCGCTCCATATTGGCGCGCTCAGTGAAGTCGCCCATGACGCCCGCTACTGCGCTGCTGTCCTTACCCATGAGAGCCATCCCAGCGTCCTTCATGGCGGCGAAGCCAAGAAGCATGCGCTGGTTCCGCGACAGACCCTCCATAGGGTCTTGCGGCACTGGCGTGCTCAGCAGATCCAGCATCGACGACGAAGCGCCGCCCGCGCCGCCCATGCTGCTCACTGAGCTGGGCATCGACACGTTCTGCGTGTAGATCGACGGGTCAGGGTTTATGCTTGGCCCCGCGCGCGTGGCTGGGTTTTGCCGCATGACGGCCTCGTCAACGTCGAAGCCCGCGTTTCGCGCGGCAGTGTATATTGGGTCTCCGCCAGCCGTCGGGTCGGCAGGCTCTGGAGACATGCCCATCACCTTCAGCTCTTCTGGGAGCGCAACTTGGCCTTTGACGGCACCTGCGAGGTTGTAGTTGTCAATGTCTTCTTGCGTGAGAATGTATTCCATTGTTAGCCGTTCCCCATTCTGCGAAGCCCAGAGAGTCCCATGCCTAGAGACCCGCCCGCAGCAAGGACTGGCCCAAGGCCGCTCATTTGCTGCGTCGTCGTTCCGTAGCCAGAGGGAACGCCGCCAGCCGCTGTGCTCAGCGCGTCAAGCCCGATAAGCGGGAAGCCCTGCCCTCGCATGAACTCTTGGTACTCTGCGTCTAAGCCCGCCTGATCGAGCGCCCGCTGCGCGTCGCCCGCCTGCATTTGCGCGCCGAGGACGTTCATCTCGGAGCCGAGTTGCTGGCCCGCAGTGCTCGCCAAGCCGGCAGCGCCGCCAGCCCTGATGCCCGCCGCGCGCTCAGCCGCCGCCCTGTTTGCCATCGCGAATTGGTTCTGTGAGGCAATGTCTCGGCCAGCCATGTTTTGTGCGTTCATGAACGCCTGCTGCATCTGATTGGTGATCAAGTCCGACGCCTGCTGGCCGTATGCCTTGCGCGTCTCAGCCTCAGCGACGCCGTGGCGAGATCCGCCAAAGGCACCAGCCCTTGACGCCTGCGCGCCCTGCTGATTGAGCGCTTGCTCCTGAGCGCCGCCCAGCGTGCGGAGGCTCGCGTCGATCACGTTCTGGGTGTACGGCGACATGTAGCGGCCCATGTCCGCGTCAGCAATTTGCGCTGCGCTCAGATTTTGGCTCTGGAAGCCGCCCAAGTCTCCGTAGATGTCGGACGCCTGCCCGTAAGCCTCAGACCCCGCGTCAAGATTGCCGTAGCCAGTGAGCGCCTGATCTTGCAGAGGCGTCAGCCCTGCGACGCGGTCGCCCTCGTAGCCGACAAACTCTCGGTCAGCGATGCTTTTCGCATACGGCAGCACCGAGTCGGTCAGGAATTTCTCTTGAAATGCCGGCATACTCTGCTCTGTGGTCGTCTTCGTGCCCATCAGTCGATCTCCATAACGTAGTTTCGGTAAGCCTCGCGAAATTTCGAGCGGCCTAAATATCTCTCAAAGCCCTTGCGGCCATCAGCCTCAACGGCGCTCAAGCCAGCGTCTCTGGCGAGCTTTTCTAATAGTTCCATCGCATCGTTCATCCAAACACTCATCTTTGAGCCAGCCATAAATTCTATTCTCAGGGTAAGTCGCTGGGGGTGCTTCACGACGCAGGTTGTCAGCGCAGCTACAAGCGTGTCCCCTACGTGGATTGCCCACATAAGCGAGGTTCCTTCGCGCACGCTGTCCTCGATGTCCTGCATGCTGGCGTTCTGAGACTGTCTCGCCACTGCGGGAGCTAAGATCTCCATGCAACGCGGCAGGTACTTGTCAAAGTCGGCGTCAAGCACAGGCAAAATTAGGATGCGCGCCCTTGGCGTCAACCTTACAACATTTTCTTCTGAGATGACAGCCTCGCTATTCACGCCCTGATCCTCGTGATTGATAGCGAAGTCGAGGGCGCGCTGGGCGCATATGCCGTCGCAGCGGTAGCGTGCAGGTAGCCTGACGTGCTGTCCACGGCCCACATGACCTCAAGGTAGTCGCCAGCGCTCACGCTGAATATCGCCGTTCTTGAGACAACGTTCGTCGCGTTGTTCTGGTGTAGGTTGGTCACGATAGTGCTTCCCGCAACGTCCGTGCCGTTGATCCTCGGCCAAAAGCGGAAGGTCACTGTGCTGCTGGACGTTGACGTGACCTGCGCGGAAAACGCTAAGATGTACGTCCCGCCCTCCGCAAACGTGATCCGACTTGCGGGTGTGCCAAGCGTAATGCCAGAACTCATCGCGGGTGTGTCGTATGTGATGGCGTAGGCTGTGTTTACTGCCGCCGCCGTGATGTCAGCGCCTTGGCCAAGAAACGCATAGCCGTCCGCCAGCACGACCTGCCGCCACTCTCCGTCCTTGGATACTGTCGGGTATCCTTCGACTTGATCCCACAGTAGGACGCCGTTTTCGGACGCATTGTCGTCCGCCGTCTTGGTGAACAGTCGCGGGAGCTGCCGCGACAAGTACGACGAGAGCTGCCGCCCCCACTGCGCGAGGTCTGGGCCAATCGGTGGGAGGACTGGCGCTGGCATTAGCGCTTACCCATCGGCTTAGCCTCAATCCGCATGGTGCCTACACGCCAAGGGCCAACCTGATCGCCCTCAATGCGCATGCGCGCCTGACGCCCAGTGAAGCGCAGGGATGTCGGATTGGACGGGTCAAACGGCCCGTGGCTTGTCTCTTCTCCGTTGGGGTAGAGACGCGTCTTGAACGTGAGGGTCACGTCGCCCTGCGTGACCTCATCGGGGATGAGCTTAGTCACAGACATGACCTGCTCCCCTACGCCCAGCGACACTGGCGCGGTCTCGGCAAAGATCGTGTCGCCATCCATGTTGAAGCCGACTTCATGCTCGTACAGCGATAGGTCAGCGCCCGTCATGAATGGGTACTTGAAGACGCCGCGCTGGACGCCCGAGGTGCGCGCCAGCTCCCCGATGAGCCAGTGGTTTTCCTTGTAGTCGAACGCGACGTAGCGGTCTATTTCGAGACTGTTTTGCGACGGGAAGAACCACCAGATCTCGCTGTTCTGGCCGTTGTTCCAAGCCCAAATTTTAGACTGCTGCGCGGGGTTGAGGCCCTCGGCCCCGAATACATAATCGTGGACCGCGCAGGGAAGCTCAGAGACTGCGTTGCCATTGAAGAGGAAAAATCCACGCTGGCCCATCCAGAAGACACCTTGGTCAACGTCTGCCGCCGCCATGCGCGAGATGATACCGCACGCCGTACCTACGCGCTCGAAGCCCATCACGTAGGGCGGCCCCACATAGCGGGCTGTGTGGGTATCCACGTCAGTAAGGATCAGCGTCTGGCCCTTCGTGCGCACGGCAGTCATGATCTGGCCCGCCGTCTGAAGCTCAATGTCGCCCGCCTCGTTCGTCGCGAGCGGCGTCCACGCGGTGTTGTCCTCGCGGTCACACCACTGCACCTTGCGCGGGTTGCCAGCCCCCAGCGCTAAAATGAAGCGCTCTTCCGTAACGATCAGACCGAGATTGTCTGTCGGCGCATTGGCGATTACTGCTGCGGGCGTGGCTGTGTCTAGCTGCCACTCAAGAAGCCGTCCGTCGTCTGAGTGGCACGCGACTAAATACTCGCCCCAGTTGTCGATAGACCACGTTGTCGCCTCTGAGTAGTTGCCGTAGTCCTCACGCGGCTGTCCGTAGAAGCCCGTGTCGTAGAACCCGTAGCCGTAGCCCGTTTCGATCTCCGCGTCTGCGCGGCCCGTCGCCAAGTCGCTCGGCGCGACGTCTGTGACTGTGTTGGAGCCCGTCATCACGTTAAGCTCTGTGTGCGAGCCGCCCGCCACGTAGGCTGTGCCGTTGTTGGCTTCCCAAGCGTGCATACCTCGGATTGGGTCTGTGCTGAAGTTGGCTACGCGCCCCTGCCAGCCGCCGACAGGTCTCAGCGACCCGTCACGCCAGCGGACGAGTGAGCCGTCACGCCATCGGCCCGCGCCGTCGAGATCCGTGCCAATGCGGTAGAACCCTGCGGGGATGTCGAGGGGGATCATCGGCATGGCTTACAGCTTCATGATGTACGCGAGAGCGTAGTATTTAGGTAAAATGTTAAATGCGGTGCCGCTGCCCTTGGAGCCTGTGTTACCCGAATTGACGTCAACCGTGTGGGTGTGAGCGCCGTTGCTGTTGATAGAAAGGGTGTGGCTGTGGTCGCCCGCAGCCTCTGTATAAGCTCGTGTACCACCGTTTGCGTAAGCTGTAGCAACTCTATTACCATTAGCGTTAGCGTCATAGTAGGTCAAAACACCGTGAGTGTGCGATCCTGTTGTGTTCGTTGTGCCTGAGTGCGTGTGAGACCCCGCGCTATTTGTGCTGCCGCCAAGCGTGCCGCTAGAGTGCGTGTGCGCTGGCATGTTGGCTTCAGAAAGGGTTACGGTGTCAGCGCCGCCTGTAGCGTCTACAGCGTAAGTTGAACCCGCGCCCACAACAAAACGGTCACGCAGGTCTGGGGTGCTGTTTGATCCGTTACACAAGGCCCAGCCTGTTGGGACGCTGGCGATAGAGCCAGACCACATGATGATGCCGCCCGTTGGCACGTAGTGCGTCGAGGCTGTGTTCAGCTCAGCCGCCGTCGCTGTCACGTCTGTGCCATTTATGGTCAGCGTGCTTAGGTTGGGGGCGACTGTGCCAGAGGTGCCGTTGAGCGCGTCAACGAGGGTAT